TGTACCACTCGTAAAGTTCCACATGGCATTTGTGTTCTGTGGGTACGATGGGTTCATGTAGCACCAAATAATCTCCTTGACTGGGTGATTGAACTGCATGCGAATAATTGAAGGGGCATTCTCACTTGAAACGCCTACTGGGTCGGGTGCTACGTACTGAACCTGCTCAATCAGATACTCATGGTTCAGCTTTGCGAATGCATCACGCTCCTTGGTGTCAAGGTACATGTAGTTTGCCCAGACCTCGATGGGGTTTGTTCCAAAATAGTTGGAAAAAACTGCTGAAATTTGGAAATCGATACGGACCTCGTGGTACTGAAGAGCAATCAGTGGGAGAAACAGACCTGGAAAACGGTTGAAAAAGAACATCAAAGGAAGATGAACCTTGGCAACGGACGTGTTTGTGCCTGTAAGGTTATTCTGATTCAGTGAGAGTGACGTCATTTTGCCGTAGTTTATCTTTTTGCTCTCTGGCAGAAAGACCTCAGCAAACAGGCGGAACCACGTCTGGTAATGCTTATCAATCAGCTGACCACCAATGTAAAGGCTAATTGAATCAAAAGCACGCTCTGCTACCCAGCACATATCTGCTACGGAATTGTTAGTCGTCAGCTGAGCTGCAGAAGTAGTCGTTGGAGTCAGGGCAACAAACATGTCGCCGACCAGGTCACCAGAACGGGAAATTACAACCGACTGGAGACCGCCGTTTCCACCAGCGCCTGACAGATTCTGCTGGACCAGCTCCATTGCAAAATTCGTGTGACGGCGATAAGAAGATTGGAAAAAGGTCACCTTTGGGCTGCCCGTCAGGTACACATCCTGGGCGCCATAAGCGACAAGTTGAAGCAAACCACCACCAGGCATTTAGTATTAGCTGCGAAAATAGTTTCATGCGAAAAATCAACATGCTTAATTTCTTGACCCAAATTACATGTCTCGCCGTGCCCAGCCCCCACCCAAGCCCATGCCCGAGGAGGAAATTGATCTGGATGAGGAGGATGATGAGATGGAGGAGTACCCTGATATGTTCGAGGCTCTAGGCAGCCTCCTGGCGACTGATGAGGGTGAGACTATCGCCACTGCGCTCGTGTCCACCAAGGATGCCACAGAGCGGATTGCAACGAGCCTAGAACTCCAGAACAAGATTCTCGTAAAGATTCTTTCTGCAATTGGCAAGGCTTCCGTCTGCAAATGTGTGTCAGCCCCTCCTTCAAGCCCTGTGGAGGAGACGGCTTAAAAAAGACCGGTGCTAATAGAACATGGAGGTTCACACAATAAACCGTGACATTACGCCTGAGCACGTTGAGGCTATTCGAAATGTCAAACAAACAAATGAAGTCAACACGTGGACCGAACAAGATTTTTGCACCTATATTTTGAAAATGGAAAAAGAATCTTTGTTTCATGCTCGGGGAAATTCACTTGCAGCTGCGAATGCTTGGGCGTTCGTCTTGTTTCCAGTGTCCCAGAGGCGAGACTCTGACAAGTTTCCTATTGAATACAAGGAACGCGAAATTCGAGACAGTAAGGACCTGTACATTAACAAATGCAGGAATATCTTGGCTCGAATTGAGTCTATGGGAATTAGTAAAAATTCAAGCAAGGACATTAACGATGACGAGTTTACTCTCGAGTTTCGTGTCCGCCGGCTCATAACAGACCGCAAGGAGATGTTTGAGCAGTTTAAGAATTGGGACAGGCGTTTCAATCGGATCAACAACCCGACTCTTGCGATTGATGACAGTGACACATCTCTGAAGGATGACGAAACCACGAGTCCGTATCAAAAGCTGCTTTTGTATCTCCTTTCCAAGGCGTATGACGAGGGCTATCGTCGGTACAAGGGTCAGTGTTGTGTGCAGATTCGCAACACTCGGGCGTGGCGACCGGTCAAGGAGATTAAGAAATTCATTTACGACACGACTCAAAAGGAGGATGAGCCCGAGCGTTGGAAGCAGCTCACGAGCCGTGGAAATCTCGTTGCGGATCTCGAGCGTCACTTGAACAACTGTCACGACTTTCAGTTTCAGGAAATTCAAAAGGATCGGCACGTTTGGTCGTTTCAGAATGGTCTGCTCGTGGGAAAGGACTGGGACGCAAAGACTGAACAGTATCGCATCAAGTTTTACCCTTACAACTCTCACGAATTTCACGAGCTCGACCCGACTCTTGTAAGCTGCAAGTACTTTGACCTTCCGTTTGACCCTCACGATGACAAGGAGGACTGGTACACTATTCCAACTCCGAATATGCAGCTTGTTCTTGATTATCAGAAATTCGAAGAGGCTGTGTGTCGGTGGATCTACGTCTTCATCGGTCGTCTGTGCTTTGATGTAAACGAGCTTGACGGGTGGCAAATTATCCCGTTCCTCAAGGGTATCGCCCAGTCTGGAAAGTCGACGCTGATCACCAAGGTCTGCCGCAAGTTTTACGAGTGTGAGGATGTCGCGACTCTTTCGAACAATATCGAGCGTAAATTCGGTCTCTCAAGTATTTACAAGGGGTTCGTCTTCATCAGCCCAGAGGTCAAGGGCGATCTAGCGCTCGAGCAGGCAGAGTTCCAGTCTCTCGTGTCTGGCGAGGATGTGAGCATTGCGCGCAAGAATGAGTCGGCTGTGAGTTTGCAGTGGAAGACTCCAGGTATTCTGGGCGGGAATGAGGTTCCAAACTGGAAGGACAACTCAGGATCAATTCTGCGCCGTCTTGCAACCGTCAACTTTGGGCGCCAGATTGCTCCGGAGGTTTCTGACCCACACCTGGAGCACAAGCTCGAGAAGGAACTTCCTGCAATCATGTGCAAATGCATTCGGGCCTACCTCGATTATGCTCACAAATACGCAGACAAGGACATTTGGAATGTTCTTCCAGGATACTTTCGTAAGATTCAGACCCAGATCGCAACAGTCACCAACTCGCTCCAGCATTTCCTGTGCTCCGAAAAGGTTCGGTTCGGAAAGGACCTCTTCATTCCTCAGAGGACATTTGTTACGCACTTCAACACGCACTGCCGCGAGAACAATCTTGGGACGGTGCGTTTCAACCAGGACTTTTACGCAGGTCCGTTCAGCTCGCGCGAAATTGAGGTCAGGACGGAATCGCGCGAGTACAACGGGACTTTGTACTCTTCACAGCCTTTCATATTTGGGATCGATATTCCAATGACAGATTAAAATATGCGAAACATAGTAGATGGCAGAGGCGGCTCGAAAGATTCAGGCAATCTTCCGGAGAAAAAGGAATTCTTCGGAAAATACCGGACTAGGATTTAAAATTTCAAAACCATCTGTAATATCAACAATTAGTACTTTAAAGATACCAGTAACTCTGAGTTCTATATTTGAATCAGCTCCTGTCGGCTTCACAGAGGTTGCAGGATACCTGACTCTGCGTTCAAAACCTCGGATCCGGTATGTAAAAGGGCGCGGGTGGATAGGTGAAGGCGCGGAACATGTCAAGTATGTCGCAGCCAAGCACGGAAAGACAACCGTTGTGTTTCAGTCAAGTCAGATACAGATAAGTGGTCCCGCAAATTACGAGGAAATTTATCGGCTCTGCATAAAGAACAAGTGGGTGCCAGCAGCTACTATACGTATGACGCCTACAATCAATAACATTAACGGCAAATTCAAAGTGAACAAGTCTATCGACCTTCCAGTATTTCGCAATTATATAGTTCACAATATTCCCGAAGGCATGCTCGAAGAAAAACCAAAGGAGATACTTCCAGAGGTACGAGCTCCCGCGTTGACTGTAAAGTTTGCCAAGCCCAAGATTACATTTCAGTTTTTTTCCAATGGAACAATTCTGTTCTCTTCAAAGTACGTAGATATCCCGCCAGAACTTTTCAAGCAGTTTTTTACAAAGTACAAATTTTACGCAGATGAGGTGTTTGGGTCATACGCATCAACACGGGCCATGAACAGGAACCCGTCCGCGGGCACGTGGGACAAACTCATAAGTCCTGTCCCGCGTGGGTGGTACATTCGTCCAGGTCCAGACGGTCAGCCCCGCCTTTATCCATATGAGTACTACCGCAAACTTGAACAGGGACCTACCATTCTCAACGGCACGGTGGATCTCGGGCCACTCGCAACCAAGGTGCGCAAGGCGTTCGAAGCAGCCGGACAGCCCATTCCCGAATCAACTATGCGAATCTTCAGAAACGCAGGAGCTCCGCTCAATGTCGCGTCGAACAAGACGGAGTACTCGGGTCCTGCCGCGCGGCGCGCTTCAAGCTGGAACGCAGTCAAGAACGGATACTACGTGCGCCCGGGAGCTGGCGGACAGCCTTACTTTTACGCCATTCCCAAGGGGATAGCAGCTGGTCGCAAGACGGTCATATCCACCTACACCAAGGCTGGCCGAAATATTCCAAAAGCTGTTCGGGAAATTTTTAAAATTTCCAACAATGTAAAAATAAATAATTCAAAAAAGTTTCACAACTTTACAAAGGAGAAGAATGGCTCACTCAAGATTAACGGAAAGCAGGCAACGCGCCTCACAAAGGCGGAGCTCATAGCCATTGCACGAAACGCCAATATCGCACAAGTGAATGCCAAGATGAAGCCGGCGAATATAATTGCTCACATAAAATCCAAGGCATTCCCGTTGAATATTAAAATGCCAGCCCCGCCCAAGAAACCGAGCCCGCAAGGTTCCGTGTCATCCGAGGGGAATAATAACTTTGCACTTGAGTTGAATTATCAATATAAAATTAGACAAAATTTGGGAAATAATTTGTATCACAACGGAAACGAAGCAGAGTTTATGAAAATTTACAAGAGCCTGCCGACGGGTGCACGAGGGAAGCCACTCAAGGCGGACATAAACTCAGCCTACAAACGGTTCATAAAGAACCAGTACCTGTTCCGCGGGCGTGAGTTTCCCAAGAAGCCTCGTGCGCCCAAGAACCAGACACTCAATTATGTTTATAATATTCCTAAAAACTCTGCAAACTTTTCAAACGCGCTAGAAATTGCTGGATTGAACTCGAAGAAGAACTGGACATGGAATGAAATTCGTGCAGCCGTCAAAGGAAAAATGACGGATGCGCAATTGAAGAAACTCAAAGCAAAATGGAATTCTAACGTGGTCGCAAAGGCGCCACCCACTGGCGCAGTCGGTCGTCTGAAGCGCAAGGTCAAACGCACTTGAGAACGTCAAAAATCTTGTACAAAATATTGAAAAGTTCCTTCTCTGAAGAAACATCACGTGGCTTGATAATTTCAAGCTCAATTTGATAAATTGTGTCGTCATCAGAATCCTTGTCGTCAGGAGTTCCCTTGATGATTGTTAAATCAATAGACAAATTCTTCCGAACAAAAGACCAACGCTCCTTGTCCTTTTGCTCGGTGCTCACCTCCTCCCCGTCATACTCCCACGGCTCCTCTGTGGAAATACCAAGCCGCACATCCAGGCTCGAATCCTCAATCTTGAAGTCGTTTGTGCACACCCGAGACTTTGTGCACCCGTCCTGCTCGTCAGACTCCTCGTCGACCGTGAGACGGCGGGACCCCTCAAAGTAATACACAGTCGCCTTGGAATGCCGGCTCGTTTCCCAGCCCTCGTACTTTACAAGAGCACGGAAAACCTTTTCAAAAGCATCCTTTCCTACATTTGTATCAAAGGTGGTCTTGGACTTGCGACCGAGCCGAATCTCAACCTCCACATTTGGAAGGTTCTTGTACTTTTGGATGAGCGGATCCCACTCATTGAACAAATTGCGACTCTGAGGGTGCATCTTTCTGATAGAAACAAAACGCTCCATCTCTCTAAGAGATGAGAGGACTCGTGAATCTCGGCAACACATGCTATTTCTCCACGGCAGTCCAGTGTCTTGCACATGTTCCACCTCTTTCAAAATATTTTTTTGAAAATTCCTATAATGGAAATTGTGAAATTACAAAAGAATATCGTTCGGTGGTCATGGATCTGTTCAGGGTCCAGACGGGTCCAGTGAACCCTGAGAATCTCTTGAAGGCATTCCGTTCAAAGTTTCCAGACTTTGCTCATGGACAGCATGATGCACAGGAGGTGGTCATAATTCTTTTGGATGTATTTGAGAATTCATTGGGAAAGGAATTGATCCAAGGAATTTTCAACGGACAAGAAACTCAAGAAGTGGCATGGTCTGGTGGGAAGACGAGCCGGGTCAATCCATTTACTGTACTTTTGATCGATGTTGATTGCGAGGATGAACTTGAAACACTCGTAAACAGGCGTCAAGACCCAGTGGCTCTAGAAAACTACACGGATGATTCGGGGCAGACGCATGCGGTAGCGGCTATTCGGAACCAAGTGACGAAATGGCCAAGAGTTCTTGGTATTTCCTTTTCAATGTATGATCGTAAATTTCCAATTCACATCCCCCTTGAATTCAAGGGTCTCCGACTCTTCTCGTGTATAATCCATCACGGCATACGGAACGGAGGACACTATGCTCTTCTCGTACGTCGGTATGATTCGTGGTACATAAAGGATGATGAAAGTGTTCGGCAAGTTCCCGAACCAAAAGACCTCAAGGGGTCGTTCTACATGGCATGGTATCGGTAAAATTCTTTCAACTCAATTGCTTCGCGAAGATTTATAATAGTTCTAAAATACGTGCGCCGATTATTCGCATAGGTCTTGTCCGTTCTTATCTTTTCAACAAACCATCCTAAATTTCCGTACCCACATTCTACTATAGATCCATCGGGTATATCCACCTTTTTGTGCAAGGCTGCTTCCAGAAAAGGTATCCCTTTGTGTTGTACATATAAATTCGCTCCAGACATTATTGCAAAATCAATAGTGATCCTGTCCCGGGGCTTCCACTTAAACATGGTTTCATGAGTTCCTGTACGAATAGGCTCATTCACAGGTGTCATGACTATTCCGTCAGTTTCGTATTCAAACGAATCAAGAGCCGGCATGTCCTTGATGGAGGTTAGGGGCCACATAGTCTTGACTCGAATCTCAAATTCAGCTCCAGCAGTTTTTATAATTCCTTTGACGAGTTTGCGAGCCGCCTCAAGGCGTGCATCAAGTGGGGAATTCACAAGGTCTGTTCCTTTGACCCTGACTGCGTCGTAGACAAGGAAAACCTTCTTTCCCGCATTGGTAACCACAAGCTCACCATCAAGCAGCGTATCCTTGGGAACACGGATTTTTACAGGTTCTGAAACAAAAGAACGGTTCACAAGAAAGACACCATCAGCAAAGCTTGCAAGCAGGTGACGAACTCCATCGCTTTTTTCGCATACTAAATATGACTGTTTCTCGAGGAGCGGGAAATGACGCCGCTCTATAGAAACAGGCTGGGGACCTGGGAATCTGTTTCCCGTGAGTCCCCAAGAATTCATGATGAATTCCTCCATTTTGACTTGTATAAATTACAAATAAAAACTCTAAGTGAATAGTATGTCAACACTTGGTTCTAAGATGACAATTTTCATAGCGATGGCTTATGTGTGCTGTTGTGTATGCATTTCCTTGGGTGTATTCCTCTGGCCAAGTGCAAAGCCAAAACAGACCACATACACATGTCCCCCAGGGCAATCACTCACTTCCGCATCTCTCGCATGCATCAATGGAGGCGGTTCTTCGTGTTCTGTGGTGTGCTATACTCCATGTTCAGATGACCAGGTTATGACTTCAGCTTCGATGGCATGTTTGAATGCGGGTTCTTCAAATTGCTCTACATCATGTTATACTCCTTCCAAGTCTTCAGGTTCTTAGGGCTCGAGCGAAACACCGGATGATTCAAGGATATTTCCAAAACATTCGTGAACATAGTGACACACAACATTGGCTCGTGTCGCTGCCCCAATCTTTATACCCTGTGCGCGAAGACATTCGAACATTGCGTAGTTATCATGCAAAGGTAAACTCACGGGTGTCTTTCCTCCGCGGAGTTTTTTGTCCACAGGCTTGGCGTCCATGGCCCACACACGAGCAGATGTCTTTGTGCATTCGTAAAGTCCGTCGGAAATCTTTTTGCTCACTTCGGTATCAAATACAAGACCACGCTGAGAAGCGGGCTCGCTCGAACCTTCACGAGTTTTTTTCGCAAACATGTCCCAATCAATACCCTCCTTAACCGAAGGGAAGACAATGACGCTTACACCATTCTCAAAAGGGGAAACGACACGGTGAAGCTCCTCGTTGTTTAAATTTGTACCATAATCCATCCAGAAGATGCGCTCTCCAGATTTTATAATCTTTGGAAGGCACATCTTGTCATCTACAAAATGGATCTCAATGTGAGTTCCACGCTGCATACAGAGCATGTGAATATTCATAGCTGTATGAAGCGTCGTTGCGCTAATTGATTTATTACGAGTCACCATGCAGAGGTGAAGAATCTGCAT